GAATCTCTCAACAATTCATTTGCATATTCATATACCTGTTTTGTTCCACATAACCCTTGATATTGTCCCTCTAGGGTTCTCAGATCTTCCTGTAACGACTGTAAAGTATTTTCCTCTACACTACCAAGTTCTTTTTTCTCTTGTAATTTTTCAATTTCCTTCTGTGTTCGTTCTATGTTAGAATCAAAAGATTGAATCTTAGATTCTATTCCTGCAAGTTTCTTGTTTTTCTCTCCAATCTCTCGGCCGATAGATCGAAACTTTTCTAATTGTTGTTCTAAAGTGTCAATTTCTGACACAATCTTATCAAGTCCATCTTTCTTCTCTTCTATCCCTTTGGATATGTCGATAATTCGTTCTTTTTTAAACACATCATCAATATCTTGTTTACATTGCGAACACGTTGAATTGATTTGGTAGAATTTGAGTTCTTTCTGTTCTTGATCAAGTTTGACATCAATTTTATTTTGAAGTGTTCCAAATTCAGAGGTTTTTTTCTGAACTTCATCTTCCAACAACATCTTATCACCCAAAGTGAGAATTTGTTCTTGAAGTACATTTAAAGTACCAACACCATATTCTTTTTGTTTTTTAAAACTTTTAATGTCTTGGGTTTTATCAAAAATAATTGATTCATTATCTTGTTTCAATCGTTCAATATATTCTTGTTGCATTTTTGTTTGGGATTCATTCAATTTCCTCTGATTTTCGTTCTGTTGAAATTCACCCTTCAATTCCGAATTCTTTTGTTTGAGAATCATATTCATGAAGAAAAAATCTGAATGTCCAGAAGGTCTTCCACAATTGCTCGGCGATCCGATTGTTTCAGTTGCATGAATGGCTCGAATGACGAATTTCCAAGTAAAACAATTTGGGTGAATGATTTGTAATTCAATTTGAGAATTACTCTTTCCAAATAATCTTGATAATCCCGAACATTGGCAGTCTGATCGAACATTTTGCCGTTCTGAAAAATTTCAAACACATTCGGTTTCACTCCCCTTCGGACTGTGAACTCTTTCTTTCCAATAGAAAAATCAATTTCAACCATCAATTCTTTTTCGTTAATCGCATTGACTAACTGGGGTTTATTGATATTCCGAAATGGTTTTCCAAACAATCCAAATGTCAATGCATCTAAAATGGTTGACTTTCCCGAACCATTTTCACCAATAATTAAAGTAGTGGATGACCTATCAAAAAAGACAATTGTAGGTTTATCTCCTGTTGAAAGAAAATTCCTCCAAGAGATCTTTTTAAATATAATCATTCAGTTTCGTTTAGAAGTTGTGGTTTCAGATCATGTTCAAATTTATATTGTGCATCTTTGATACCTGTTTTTAAAATGATATTAATCATCTTATTAAAAGTAATATCTCTTGCATGAGCCTCTTGTGCAATCTTTAAAAAATCTTCATCTTTAACTTCTATACCTACTGATACCCAAGGCTCTTCTTCCTTACCAATTTCTGGTCTAATTCCTCTACTTCTTTTTTCTCTTTCCCTTTGTCTTTCTATTTCGTCCATATCATAATTTGACATTTTTTCCTTTCTATTCTGGTCGTGATTTGCCTGGTGGTACTACTGCTACTGGTGTATCTAATTTTTTCCCTCTATCGAAATCTGCTTTTGATTGAAATATTGCATTAAATGAAATACTCCTGCGTTCTGGATCTCCTTCTTCGCAACGATAAGGATATACTGCGTGTTGTTGTTGTGCTCCAAAAATAAAAAAATCTCCTACTGCTGGGCGAATTACTATATTAGGTACACTAAAATCATTATCCCTTGAAGCATTACTAACAAAAAGAATAGAACCATCATCATTTGGTCTATGTTCTTTTTTAGAAGGTAACATTTTCGGAACCTTGAGATACATTACTGCGGAAATTTGACATTGAGTATGAATATGCATGGGATTATATTCTCCCGGCTGTTGAGATATGATCCACATTGTCAACATTTGAATCAACCATTCTTCTTTTTGTATCGCTTGTTCAAATCCTGGCATCATTTGACATTTGCATGTAATTATAAATTGACGAACTGCACCCATAAAGAAACCCATCGCTCCTGTCTGTTCCAAAAGATTATGGTCAACTAACAATTCAGTATCAATTTGTCCTGCAAGATATTCTCCGTGAGATGTCGCTTCTTTATCTGCAATAATATGATCTGAAATTTCAATCATCGTTTGAAGAATTTCGGGAGGCAAGGTTGTTTTGAAAACAGGAACAGACCACGGCTGTATTAACTGTACTTCCATGTTGTATATTTTCTCTTTTCCTTTTCCATCAGCCCAGTTTCTGTATCCAAGTTGTTCTTTAGCATATTCTTTCTTTGGTTGTTTCTTTGCTAATCTCTCTTGGCGTCTTCGTTCTTGTCTAGTTGGCATTATATTGTCTCCACCGTAAGGGCCTCGTTGTAAAGGTCTTGCATTAATTGATTTAAGGGTTCCTTGTTTTCAATTTCCAATCCATCTACACAACTCCGAATCACACTCATTGTATCTTCTACATCTTCCATGCTCTCAATATCATCTCCAATATCTTCTATATCAAAAAGATTGTCCACAACTGAAATATGACCAACTCCCACATCACTCAGTTTGTCCATTAGAGTTTCAAAGAGATAAGAATTATTCTTTTTTTGAACAATGATCTTTACATAACAATCTTCATATTGTGACAAATAACCATAATCTAATTTGTCATCATCATAATAAATTTTGTGAAACATGGAATACGGATTCTGAATAAATTCCGTTTCCATTGTTTCGGTATCGTAAATATGAAATCCTCTTGGATCATTATAATCACTCCAAGTTATTTCGTATGGATTTCCTAGATAAGTGATATTTCCTGTTTCGGAAGGATGATGAAAATGACCAGAAAATACACGTTGAAATGCACGAAACATTTTTGGAGAATGTCCATCAAAACTTATTGAACCTTTAATGTGTTCAGCTCCTTGTATGTGAAGATGTCCAAATGCAACTTTGGTACGTGTTTTTTCAATTAATTCTTTGGTCTGTTCTTCGTTATCATCACAAATCCAAGGCAAAAATACCACCTTGTGGTCATCTGTTAAAGAAACCTCACAAGGCTCGTCATATACAGTAACATGTGACATTCCTCTTGTCAATTCATTCATCGAATTAACAGAAAGAGTGTTCTTATAATAAATATCATGATTTCCAATAATAATCTTAATATCTCCCCCCATTTCATCAAGTGGATCAAAAAGAATATCTTTCATGGAATTCAAAGTTTTAAAGTTAATAAACTTTCTTCGTTCAACCACATCACCCAAATGAATAACTGATTTTATATTTCGTTCTTTCAAAGTAGGAAAAAAAATATTCTTGTAGAATTTTTGAAAAAAATTAGAAAACACCAAAGAATCATTTCTTGCACCAAAATGTGTATCGGTTATAAGTGCATATTTCATGCCTGAGCTCTTTCTAAAAAAATTGTCAATGGAGAAAATGAAACGATATTATCATCTTCCTTAGCAGGTTTAACCTTTTTCTTCTTTCGTTTCTTCTCTTCAAATGCGAATATGAACTCTTGAATAGAAGCTCGTTTATCAGCCGTCAAAGGTGATGCACCAGAAGAAACGGCTTGTGTTTCGCTTTGTCCCATTTCTCCCATATCCACATGATCTTCCAAACCACTATATTCTTCCATCGTTTTGTACTTAATGTACAATTGTTTTTTCTCTTTTTCAATTCTTCGTAAAAAAGCAAAATATATTATTTGAGTAAAATATGCAAATGGATTTGTCGATTTTTCTGGATTGAAATTACTTGCGTACATTACACAATTTTCTATACCATCACTTACCATTTCTTCCCGAAATGCATAATTTATAAAGTTTGGTCTATGGGACAATCTTTCTGCTATTTTGAGAAAACATTCCCCTGCATAATCTGGTATTATGGGTAATTCAGTATCGTTATCTTTTGCTTGTAAATATTTTTCACGATAATCTGACATTACTTCCAGAAATCTTTCATTATCAACATAATGTTGTTTCTTTCGTGCCACATTCACCTACCTTTCTTATTTGAGTTCATTATATAAGTATATCAAGTTTTATTATATTTGTCAAGTTAAAAAAATAAAATAAAACACTTGACTTTTCTCTCCAAAATTGTTATAATAAGTCTGTGATGGTTTGAATAGGAATAGTATAGATATGATAAGGAAAGTATTCACTTGTGTATATTTTCACTCGTTCTATAAAATGGTTTAATGTATAATTCTTTTTACCATTATAACTTAAATCATCAGAAATATCATAAAGAGTTGCAGCCTCTTTTGTTTCTGATCTTCTCAATCCTCTACCTATTGATTGTAAATTTCTAATACGGCTCTTAGAAGGAGAAGCGAAAACAATGTTATGAAGATTCCTAATGTTGATGCCGGTACTGTATACGCCATAGCTTGCACATATAATAGCATCTTTTTCCTTCTCGACAAGTTCTCTGACTTTTTCTCTTGTATCTGCATCTGTTCCTCCATAAACAAAAAAGATTTTTCTAGAAGAATCAATTATTTCTTCCAGTATTGAATGTAGTATATTACCATGTTTTTCTATCAATTGAAATAAAACCAACGTATTTCCTGTAAGTCCTTTTACTAGGTTACATATATATTTGTTTCTTTCAGAATGGCCAACCAAAAAATTTATTTCTTCTTGATAATTCAATTTTGAAATTTTTGCGGCTACTTCTTTAGAATATTTGAGAACAAGACATCGTATGGCAATCGATGATAATGTTTTTTTCTTGATAAGTTCTTTAGTACTTGTTACCCTCTTTGTTGTACCAAATAATCCCTCTAATATTAATTTATGCACTTCGACATCATCAAGGGTTCCAGTTGTTCCAATTCGGTAAGGTGCATTTTCCAAATTCTTCATTATTTTAGTAAGTGATTTGGCTTTGTACAAATGAGCCTCATCTCCTATCACCAATTCAAAATTTGTAAAAAATTCCTTTTTCAATACATACAAAGATTGCCATGTTGAAATTATAATCGGTTTATCTGTTACTTTTTCTTGTCCTCCAAAAATCTTGTGGACGAAATTTTCGACTTCAAATCCTTTGTCTGCATAAGATTCAAAATCAGAATACATCTGACTTACCAACGAAAGTGTTGGCACAATGATTAGTGATTTTCGTGGAAAGTAATATCGTACTAGATAGTAAATGATAAGAGATTTGCCTGATGCAGTAGGTGAAAGAAGTACACTTCTTCGTTCATCAATCGAATGTCGAATTGCGCTATTTTGATAATCTCTTAGTTTATATTCGCAGGGAAATGATATAAGAAACTTCAGATAATCTTCATTGGATATGTGTTCGATTGAATCATTTGTTTGATCAATAAGTTCATATTCTCTATCACTCGCAAAACGTTGTATTCTGTTTTTTAATCCATAATATATTTTACCATTGTCCATGTTGTAAAGATAAACATATCCATCCCACTTTCTCCTTCGGAACATCGGCATGAATTGATAATCTTTTGGATGAAATCGAAAATAGTGGTTGAGTTCCATCTTCACTCCCGGCTCGCAAGAAAGTCGTAGATATACCTCGTTCTCTTTTTCCATTATGATTTGCATAATTATCCAAGTCCTGCAACAAATTTTCTCCAGTTGATTGCATTGTTAATGTGAAAACTTCGATTCTCAAGCATCGAAAGAACCGATTTCAGGTAGTCTACTTTTCCTTCTTGTTCGTTCAATATCTTCTCCGCTTTCTGTAATGATTCATCAGCTGCAACGTAATGTTTTTCTAATTCGGATTTTGAAATTCGTATGTTGTGTTCGGGCGCACGGCCGTTCTTAGAAATAACCACTTCCCAACGTTGTTGAAAAAGAACTTTCCAGTGAGTTTTGAGATCACTAAATTTACGTTTTTCTTTGGAATATATGTCTAAGTATTTTTGGTGTAGATTGGGTATTTTCAAAGATTCGTTGTCCAAATCTTTATCATCAATGTGAGAGTCCTCCCCCCACATTTCCATAATATCTTCAATTTTCATAATAACCTTAGTTGTTTAATAGATTCTTTATTTCATAATTTGTATAACGAAATCCTGCGGTAGCAGTAAAATATTCTAAATCAGTATTTGCACTATCAAAATCAAGTGCAGAAAGAGAAATTGGAAAAGCATCGTAAAAATGAAATTCCATTTGGGGATTCATTGCACTTGTTAGAACAGTAAGTACAACAGTTGAAACTACTCCGCCTCTTGGATTCATTGAATTTGAATCCTTGAGAAGTCTATATTTTTCATGTCCTTCTGCCAAACCAGTTGCAATAATCCTATCATAAATTTCTGTCCAATTTTTCATATGTTCATCAACAATAAACCTGACAGACAACTCTTCAAACGAAACTTTATTTCCGGCAAAAGGTATAGTTGCGTGTGGTGTCATTACATCTATACCTTCAATTGATACACCAGGCACATTTACTGCCTGACAAAACCAAGTTATATTTGGTGCATCTTGCATTGTCAGTCGAAAACTGATATTTGAAAGATAATTTAAATTGTCTGGTACTGTATCTGATGCGGCCATGAATTTCCTTTTTTGTTCTTCTTACTATTTATTCAACAGATTTTCAAACTCGCCATAATCCATGTCTTTTCCAACAAAAATAAATTTAGAATTTGGGTATTCTTCTTCGATGTGTTTGTGTTGACCAATCCACGAATCTTGATTTTCATCATGAAATTCTGTAATAGAAGATCCAAGAAATATACCATCTTTTGTTTGATCGTGATAATAATCAAATCCCACACAATAAAAAAATGTTTCACTAGGATTTTGTTGACAGGCCAGACGGAGTGCAACTGTATCAGAAACCCATTCTTCAAATGTATTATCTGACCACCAAGCAATATTTTCAGTTGGATCAGATGAATCAATCCAAATGAAATACATAACTCCCTCATGTGCAAATTGAATAAAATTATCCGTTTTTGGTTGATTCTCTCCGATTTTATATTTTTTATTGGTTGTCTGTTTGAGCATGTCATAGTGCATACTTGGAATTAAATCAAACCCTCTAAAATAACACTTGTATTTTTTCGTTAGACCATTAGTTATCAATTCTAATTGTGCATCAATATCTTGACAGACTAAATGGTTTGGTATAAATTTACGATAAATGAAATCACAACCATACGTAATATGTTTTTTGAAAAGATTAAAATCGGAAACAGATTTTGATTGACCATTCCCTATCACTATAATCATTGCGGCCTCACTGGAAAATTATCACTACAAACAAAAAAAGGGAGCAGATTTCTCTACTCCCTTTCTGAAATCCTACTATATGTAGGTCAAGAATTACATCAAGTTGGTAATTGCAGCTTTTCTGTAATATACATTCAGGTGAGGATTAGTTCCAAGAACACCTGTCATACGACCAGTTGAAGCACTTGCATTTTCTGCAAATGGGTTTGCAACCAGACCATAACGTGTTTTGAAAGCAATCTGTGGTTGAAAACTAGAACTATCAACCGCACGAACCATTTGCAACGGAACGTATGGGCAATAGAAAATTCCAGCATCCATCGGTGAATCACCTTTATAACCTACACAATAAAATTCTTGTGCATTCGCATCAGCATATGGATCAACATATACTTTGTACCGACCATTAAGAACTCCGGCAAAAGTTGAAGACGAAGTATCTGTATTCAGATCTGTGCTCATTGCAGGAGCATAATCCAAAATACCTGCCATTTGAAGGGCAGAGGCTACATCAGATGAAGTCATCAGAATGTTTCCTTTTCCTCTTCGTGTGTCTTTACCAATCTGATTTGCATCTTTTTCAATCTGCATCATCAGACCTTTGAATTTCTCAACCATCCAACGACCATTGGAATCGGTATCAAGGTCAAACAGACCAGCAGTAGTTGTACCAATTTGAGCACCTGCAGCAGCGTTGATGTAAATCTTACGAATTACTTCTCGGTTTATCTCTGCAAGAATTTCCATAGACAGAATGTTAGCAAGTTCTGCTTCTGCATCCAGACCATGAACTGCACGTAAATCCTGTGCGAGTTCCATTGAATAGGAACCTTTCAGGGCACGTGTACCAGCCGCGATTGAAATCTTCTCAATCGAAAAGGACATTTCACCAGCAATATCGCCCTCACCACCGTCTGTTTCCAGAGCACTTGATGCGGAATATTCGTTACCAGTTTGTCCAGTACCATCAGTACCAGTGATCAAAAGACCAGGCGTCTGAACCAAGTCACCCGATGCGTGTCCTGGCGTACCAGATTCACTTGCAACAGTATCAACATTGACTCCAGGCATTTCCGCACCTGTCATTGAATTGACTCTACTCTTGAGAGCAAAAATCAATCCAGTTGGGCCGGACATAGGTTGTACACCACAAACATCGTATGCTACGAGTTGAGGCATTGCACGCCGAACCATTGAGATCAAAACTGGATCTGCAAAATCGGCACTAACTTGAACAGAACCACCAGCTACACCACCCAAAGATGGGTTAGTAGATGTTAATCCCATAGTAGTAGTTGCTGTCTCCGACAAGAGCCCCGCACTACCTTGATTATCTTGAGCATATTGAGTTTCAGTATTTTCAAGACATAAAGCAGTGACCGCTCTACGATATGGATCGCTGATCTTAGGAAGATCTGGATGATCCAGAACTGGCTCCCACTTTTTATTAATTGTTTCTGAGAGTTGCATTTTTTAAACTCCTTATATTGTTAAAAAATATTTAAAAATTATTATTTACGAGCAATAGCTTTACTATATGCTTCCATGATGTTATTCAACTTAGGGTCAGAAACTTCTTCTCCATCAGATGATCCATCACTTTCTTGTTCAACATTTTCATCCTGTTTTGTTTGATTTGGGAAATAACTTTCCTTAATCGTCTTAACTTTATTCTCAAAATCGTCTTTGTCATCTTCGTAAGAAACACCCTCTACGAGAGTTTTCATCTTTTCAGATTGTGTGTCTGCAAGGTCTTCGCAAACTTCTTCTAAGATTTTGTCTTTACGATATTCGTTAAGTTCACTTGTAACTTGAACGTTATCATCGATTTGAGAGTTCAATTTTCCTTCAAGTTCTTCAACCTTGTCGTAAAGGCTTTCAACGATGTCAACTTTTTCGTCTGGAACTTCAATATAATGTTCAGTAAAGAGATTTTTAAGTCCGCCTATGAACTCTTCAGTAAGTTCACTTTTCAATGAACTATCAAGTGCAAGTTCGTTCTCTTTCATCCACTCTTCAACTACGTAGTTGAGATAACCATCGACTTTTTCAGTCAATTCGTCACGGAATGAAACAATCTCTTCTTGAAGATTGGTTTGATACTCTTTTTCGAGTTCGTCAATCTTTACAGTTGCAATTTCCATTACCTTCTGGTGAACTGCGGCTTCAAAGATAGTAGAAGCTTTAGTCTTAAACTCTTCTGAGAGTTCTTCACCTTCTACCAATGCTTCGATATCTTCTTTTACATTAATTTCAGGCATGGAAATTTTAATTTTCTTTTTCTTTTTACCTATTTTACCTGAGTCACCTTCTGGTGTTGCATCATCAGGCGTTTCTCCACCCAAATCTTCTGCTTCTGCAACATCCATAAGATTTTTCCACTTCGCAGAAACTTCTTCTTTCTTCAGACCATTGACTTTATCGAAAAGGGCTTTGATCATAGCAGATTTAGTAGAAGGAACTTTAACTTCCTCTTTCTTTACCTGTTCATCTTCCTCTTCTTCGTCATCATCATCTTTTTCGTCATCTTCGTCACCATCTTCGTCATCATCTTCTTTGACTTTTGCTTTGGGTGCTTCTGCAACAATTTCTTCTTTGTCTTCTTCAATTTGTTCTGGAGCTTCAACAAGTCCTTCTTGCTCAGTTTCTTCCAGAATTTCTTCTTGAGTTGTATTTTCCATAGAACTTGATACTCCTAATAGTTAATGGTATATTTCGTTTACTGTAGTAATATTTATAATATCACAACTTTGATAATAAATTTTTAAACTCGTTTATTTTTACTTCCTCAAGTTTTCTGGAAGAGGCTTTTAGGATATTATTCCTTGCCCGTTCTATATCTTGTTCACGCAAAAGTCCATTATCCCAAATCCATTCTTTTCCCTCCATAATACCTTCTACGAAAGCGTTAGGAGCAGAAGGATCTGCGACAATATCTGCTGCGGTTGCAAGATAAAAATCTTTTTGTACAATTTGAGAGTTCTTTTCATCTTGTTTTAATGTTCCCATTCCCCTTGAAGAAACACCTAGTCTTGCACCCTCATCAATCAAACATTTAACAATTTGTCCATTTGGTGTATTCAAAACTTTTGCACGCCCAACAAAATTCTTACCTTCTTTTACCAAAGAGGTGATCATATGTGAAGCACGATCTAAATTAACTGTCGGGCCGTCAGGATGTCCAAGTTCTCCAAATGCACGTTTTGGTTCTACATATTCTTTGACATATCGATTTACTTCTTTTTCAAGAATGGGTAAAGGATATACTCTGCCGTTTTTATTCTTTTTTTCAGACTGCATGAAGATACCTTCAATGAAGTACTGTTTAGGTTTAGCACCCTCTTCAATAAATTCATAATTTACAGATTCTTGTAATTCGCATATAAGTTTCATTTGTCTATCCTATTTTGCGTTACTGAATGCAAAATCCAAGATTTTTAAGAAAGATTTTGTATCTTTGTTCATGTTATCTTGCATTTTTTTCTTGTTAGAACTATTTAGTGTGTCAAAGGTTTTCAGAATAGTTTTTGCGGATTCGGGGTCAATCGGAACCGATGTACCACTTTTAAACTTAATATCCGATTCTTTTTTCTTTTTTACAACAGATCTCAATTGATCTACAACATCTTCTTTCAAAGGTTTTTCTGAACGTATTACCTCTTCGACTTTTCTCTCTTTTATAGGAAAACCTATTGATTTTCTAAACTCTTTGTATGTTTTCATCAAATTCCAGAAGAAGCGATTACAGTATATGTTCCATTTGTTACATTTGCCAATATAAATTGATCCGTATCTTTATGAATAACAGTCAATGAAGCGGCTGGTACAGTAATGGAACCTTGAACTGTTCCACCTGTTCCTCCTTCAGTTCCATCATTTTCAACTACTGAAATGATTGAAATCGCCGATGCGTAAACCGCAACGCATGTTGCTTTACCCAAACTCAATTCTGTAGCAGTTGTGGCAGTTTTTGCGGCTAATAGTTTCATTGTGTCTCCGTTGTTTCTGGTTCTGGTTCAGCCTGAACCTCTACTTCTGGTTCTTCGATTGAAATTTCTTCTTTGTCCGAAAACATTCTGGCAGAAACTTCTCGTTTTCTGGTTTCCAATCCATCTATCACTTTACTTGTGATTATCTGATCAAATGCATCGTGAACTTGTGTAGGACTACTTTGCATTGAATAATCTATAATATCTACTGTCTTAAAATCTTGTTGAACTTCTTGTTCTGCCATTTTTATCTCCAAAAATTATCTATTAATATTTATAAACTTTTAAAGGTGTAAACCCTTAATATTCTTCTTCTCCACCTTCTTCACCTCCACCCTCTTCTTCTGCTTCTTTTGCAATCAATTCATCTTGTTTCTCAACTTCTGCCGCTGTTTGTCTGAGAATATTTGCTCGAAACCACTCTTTAGAATAATACTTTCCAACATATTCTTCTGAGTTTCTTGCAAGATCTACACGCTGAGACATAGTTTCTTGATGTTTAAATTCTGAATAGTAATGATCCTTTTCAAATCTGTAATGAACCTTATCTCTAATCTTGGCCCATTCTGCAGCAGTCATAATATTTTTCAGAATCAACTGTCTTTCCATTATTTCATCAAATAAAATTGAGAATCTTGTCTGCAACTTTTTGATAAATTTACTGAAAAGCAATTCATCTCTTGTAATTTCACTTTCTCTTCCCAAAGAGAATCCCGACTCGGCTTCAAGTCGTGAGACAGGAACATGCATTGCTTTGTATAATTTTCGTTGAAAGTACTCTACATCCTCCAATTGACCAAGATTTTCTCCGCCAGGAAGTGTAGTTATTTCTGTTCCCCGACCACCTTCTCTTCGTGGCAACCAATAATCTTCCAACATTGATTGATGTCTGCGATCATCTTTGACCTCACCAGTATCCGAATCGTAAACCAATCGGTTCTTGTAACGTGTCATAATGTCACGAATATATTGTTCTGCTTTTAATTTTGGAAGTTTCCTACATCAATATAGAAAATTCTGCGTTCTGGTGCTCGTGATATACGATAGATAACAATCGCATCTTCTACCATTCGGAGTTGATTTAATGGTTTGATTGCCTTATGGAGATAAGACATTACTGCATTTTTTTGAGGATTCAATAAACCAGAAGTAGAATATGCAATACTATCACCTGAAATTATAATACCAGAAGAGGATCGTTTATCTAATCCAGCCTCATTGTAAGTGTACGTAGGAACTATATTTACTTTTGCTTTTCTAGGATCGGCTGTTTTTTCTACTTTAACATTTTTAACTTTTTTAACTTTTGTAGCATCCAAACTTCGGAGTTCTACAATACCACGTTTTGGATCATTTTCATCTATCATAATATGATAATATAGTCTTCCTTCAATGTACCATCTGCGAAAAATATCATGACCATAATTGTTAAAATTTAAAAGATCCAATACAGTATCGAATTCTGTACGAACTTTTTTCTTAATACCTTCTGTGAGATCTGTTTTGTCAAGAACAACTGATATTGAAGGAAGGAGATCATCAACAATAATGGCTTCATTTACAACATTATCAATTGCAATCTCACAATCAGACATTTGAGACATATCACGATATTTAAGAATAAGTTCTACCTCATTCTTATACTGTCCATCCATATCGAGAGAGTAACCTGCGGCGCCTGCTCCCGATATCATTTGAGAACCATCATCACTTTCTGGAAGTGTGAACGCAGGAACACTGGCGCCTGCCATTTCCTGACTTTTTCTTTCAATTTTGAAACCGAATATTTCAAATGCCATAATTTTTTTCTCCTATTATCCTTAATTTTGATGTTCATCGCCAGGGAACAAATGATGAGTTGGTGATTTTGGTGATTTTGTGCCCGGCATCCATTTATCATATGTCCACGTAACCGTATATTCTTCTATTTCACTTGCAGTTCCCCAATCCAAAGGAATTGCAGATATTGTAGTAGGAAATGCACCTAAAAAATGATAATGATGTTTATGTTTACCATCTTTACCAAATTGCGTTACAAAAATATCCTGTTTATAAGAAGCATGTTCTCCTTCAGAAGAACTAAATCCTACTCTAGTATTTAGTTTGTGATCAGCGATAAGATCCATCCATTTTTCAAGTGCAATTCTAATTCCATAATCTTCATCATTTATAATCGTTGTATCCCATGTCTCAAAAGTACGATCACCGGCCACGTGAATCGCTTTGCCGTGATAAAATACATCATAAGTGCCAATTGTAGATGCAGGAATGGATGTACCTTTTACTAAAAATCTAGATGGAATTTCGGGTTTGTCTACGCCAGCGGGATATTTAAGTTCAACCGTAAACAGGGCAGGACGAGCGCCCCCCTGTTTTAGATTTGATTTGAATTTTGATATACTGAAATCTGCAATTGCTTTTCATTTTTGTTACTGTTACAATTATTGGTTTAACCTAT